GCTTGGAGCTTGGTGAGGGGAACAATTTACGTCGAAGCTTATGCGTGACCATCTGGAATCGTCTGATTTGGGTTGAAGATGACTTAGCCATGGTGTTTCAATGATTAGTTTTTGTAGGAAAATAGACATGTTGTCTGCTCTCTCTTTAGAGGCAGAGATAATCATTATTTTCTTTTCTGCGTTATTGAATAGGGTCCAAAGAACGAATGCACCTGTAATCCAAGACTTACCTACTCCACGGAAGGCTTGAATTTGTAGACGTTTAGGACCATGTTGTAGATAATCAGCTATTGAGTATTGAGCTCTAGTAGGAGAAGGTAGATCAAGTTGCGCCCATAAAGCTTGAAGGAACAACTTGAAATCACCTTTTAGAGCTGATAAAACATCAGCCATATTAGTTTCATAATAGTTTTAAAGCGTCTTCAGTTTGTTTTCTTCTATGTTTAAGTCTTTCTAGAGTGTTCATCTTTGAAAAAGATTTCTTTGTTTTTCCTCCTTTAGGTCCCTTCTTTGCTTCTCCTCCTTTCTTCCAGAAAGCTGTCTTACCTTGTTTCTTTTTAAGTTCTAATTCTTTTAGATACTGTTGTCTTTTCTTAGGATCAGTTTGCATGATCTTAAGAAGATTTCTTCCATTACCTGTGGCCATTTAAATCGTCTCTGATAGTGTTGAAATGTTATTTATATGATCTATAACCCAGCGGCATCTTGAGCGGCTTGTAGGGTCACAGCCTCCCCTTTGTTAAAGCGTTGCATCATGGCATACATGACTTGTTCGATAACACTTTGATCTTGAAGTGCTTTCATTACATATTTCTCTCTTTGGGGATATCTAAGATGTTTAATACCTTTTTTAGGAGCTAAGAAACCATTTTGTATCATGAATGCATGGAGTACATCATGAACAACTTTTGGAAGGTCTGCACGGTTAAATAGTTTATCTCCAGTGACGATACCAACCTTTGCTAAACGTTCATGGAATTTATCTGTTTCAGCCTTATTTAAACCTTGAAATAACCAAGCCCAATGATCAATACCTCTTACATGATGGCTTTCATCATGGAGTTTGTTTGCTTTATGGAAATCATGTTCACCTTGAGTTGATTCATCAATCTTTCTTCGTCTTTTTTCAGATACAACCTTTTGATTAGATCTTCTAAGGTTTGCATTAGCTGGTCGTCCTAATGGTTTACCTACTGAGCCGTAATTACGAACTTGTTTTTGTTGACCTGTTGTATTATCTGTCCAATGAGAAGTGTTATGGACCATGATAGCTTCTTCTCTATTAGCTGCTAATACATTTCTATTTTTTTGAAGTTGTTTACGTGTAGGTTTTGGACCGTGATATTTACGTCCTCTAAATGTTCCTGAAGCTATCCGTGCATTTCTAGCTCCATTTCCATTTCCATTTCCGTTCTTTATTCCGTTAGTAAGAATCTCTTTTCCGTTCTTTGCGCCGTTTTTCAAGGCAGAACGGACTAGCCGTTTTATTGCCATAAAAAAAAGCCGCCCTTTCGGACGGCTGGTAGTTATTTAATCGGTGTTACTTTTTCTTTTGCTTTCTCTTATGGTGTTCGAAATCACGCGCTCTTCGTTGATTACGTGTCATCACACCTTCTGCATGTTTAGAGAAAACATTTGATCTTTCTACTTTTGTACCTTTGTAGTATTTAGGTCTTCCCCATTGATCTAGTTCAGGCTTTTTCTTCTTAACTACTTTCTTGGGTTGAGCTTTATTGACTACAGGTGCTTTCTTAGAGACAACTTTCTTAGGTGTAGATGGTGTTGTCTTAGTCTTTGTTTTAGAGACAACAGGCTTAGGTTTAGAGACAACCTTCTTAGGAGTTACAGCTGTAGTAGTTGTCTGCTTAGCTGCTGCTTTCTTTTTCTTCTCAGCATCTTTCTTTAACAGCCATTCTCTACGCTTGTTATGTATTTGTGCTGAGGTATGAGTACCACGTACCTTTTCTCTACTACCTTTACCAAGGTTTCGAGCCATATTGACAACGTTGCCCGCTTTATCCTTGGCTTCTGCTAGGAGGAATAAGCGACCACCATATTTACCTATTGCTCCTGTCTTAGAAGCTAGTTTGGATAGTTTTGTACCACCAGATTTAACTGCCTTCTTAACTTTAGGAGCATGTTTCTCAGCAAACCTTCTAGCTTGTTTGACTCGATTTACTGGCTGTCCTTTCCGTGGATTAACAGAGCTTCCTGTTTTTCCATATTCAGCTTTTGAACCTCTAGCAGCTTTAGCTTGCTTATCTCGTGCAGCTTGTCTCTTTGCTGATGTAACTGCTTTAGGAGACTTATAAGAACTCTTGGAAGGTAATAGTTTCTGTGTTCCAGGTTTTAGTGCTTTACGTGTAGGACCAGGTCTACCTGTTCTAGTACCACTGGCTCGTACTGTATCTTTAGAAGTATTAGCAGAAGTTGAACGTGCTAATTTATTACCTCTTTTTGTTAGATAACCACCTTTAGTTTCAAACTTTTGAATAGCAGCTTTTTTAGCTTTAGTAATCGCAGAGGATTTACGTTTGACAATTGCAGAGGAAGGGCGTTTGACAATTGCGCCACCTTTTCTTGTCTTAGGTCTGAGTTTAGATTTGGATTTTACCTCCATAATCTCACCCTTAGTAGCTTTCTTTCTCAGAACATCGGAACGTGATTTAGCCTTAATTTTGTCTGTCTTAGGTAAGGTGAGTTCTTTCGGAAGTCTCTGTAGATCCCAAGTAGTTTTTGTAACCCATCTTTTTCCATTCCAGTATTTACCTGTCTTAGGATGTTTAGTACCTAATTTTCTTTTTTGTCTAGCCATAATTAATTAATATGTTGCAGGATTATTCGTTCTCGAAGTGGGTTATATCGATGTGTCTGACGTAACCATCTTTGCCAATTACTGCTACCTTTGTCCTGGTTGCATTGTCTACAGGCGGGTACGAGATTGCTCGTAAGATCTTCTCCGCCATCTCTCTTAGGTTTGACGTGATCAAGTGTAAGTTCATGAATTTCATAAGTAGTACCGCAATAAACACATGTGCAATTAAAATGTTCTTTAATGGCTTTACGCCACAGCCTTTTGGCTTCATTGCTTTGCATGCTTATTAGGTTTTGTAGATAGTGTTCTGGAGTGGGTAGCAATGGTGTCATTTACGAATTTTTAAACGGCTTCTTCGATTAATACTTGGCTTTTGTTTCTTGACATGTTTAGGGTTTTTACTGGTCTTATGTTCTGGATCATGAGCCCAATCCAGATTATCCCGATTGCCATATGTACCTTTGTCTCTATTAATCTGATTAGAGGTCGTTATTAATTGCCGTCCTTTTTTTGTATTGTTATAAGCTTTTTGTTGAGCTTTATAATTTCCATTGGCGTATTTTGCACCGCCTCTATACCGAGATTTTCGTCCCATATAACCTCGTTTGTACTAATTCAGGATCGATATCAGGCATAACCGCCGCTAACTTGGCTAATGGGTTGTTATCCATAGCAATACCACTAATATCGTTAGTCTTTAACCAGTCACAAGCTGCTTTTAAGTCTTGAGTAGTAGCTTGGCCACTTTTGACTCTTTTTAAAAATTCAGTAGTAACGAGATTATGTAATTCATTAAATTGTTCTTCAGTGGCCTTAGCTTTCTTTAATCCCATTGTGAAGTATCAGCGAAATATGCTCTTTTCTTTTTTTTGGGCTTGTTAACTTTTGGTTTTCTATTGGTAGGACCTTTAGCCATAGATAGTCCATCTCCTACATGCTTTGCAAGTTTTTTAGCACCTGCTAAAAGATCAGTTCTAGACTTAACACCACTGCTATATCTAGATTTAACACCACCTTGACCACCTTTGACGCTACTTTTGCTGGAGCTTTTCTGACTACCAGCTTTTGGAGCAAGCACGTTGCCACTCCTGCCAACCCAAGTTGAATTAGCTCCAACCCAGTTAGATCCTACTTTTTTCTTGTTTCTATTTCTTAAATCAATTTTAGCCATTGTTATTTAGTTCCTGGGAATAGTGCAATTTTTATGGCTGCTACAGCCTGATCGTCTAGGGTGTTTTCAGTGGATGAAACTAACCCCTCAAGTAGATCGACAATTAACTGCTTAACTGCTGTGGACTTGATGAAGGCGAATAGGATGGGCTTTAGTAGTACGATCATGATTAATTAA